GGCTGATGGAACGATTCGTGATATGATGTGTACGACAAATCCACGTATGATTCCATATCCTGATAATCCAACTGAGGCAGAAGGTGATATTCCAAAAGAAAAAGATGATAATCTTATTGTAGTTTGGGATTTAGAAAAAGAAGGATGGCGCTCATTTAGATTTGAACGTCTTCAAAGCTGGGCGAGAGGATTAGGTTAATGGCTGGTAAAAAATCAAGAGATCAATACGTTTCTAAAGGTGAACGTAGAAATGTTGCAAAGTCTGGATGCACTAAACGTGCAAAGGGTACTTTGGAACATGCACTAAGACAGCGCCAAGCGTGGTCAAAAGGTAGGAATGTTGTTTTGACTATCGACAATCCAAACAAGAATGAAACTAATCGTAGAAAGATTAAAATTAATGCTCGTGAAGTCTGGGGCGATCCAAAGAAACAACGTTCATTCATGATGAAGGATGCCTGATGGTAACTTTCAATATCAAAAAACTTCATAAGAATACAGCCTCTCTGTTTGTTGCAGAGAGGCATTATTCTGCTGTTATGCCTAGATTGACTAAACACTATCTTGGGTTTTTTGATAAAGATGTATTAGTTGGTGTGCTGACATTAGGATGGGGAACAAATCCTATGGGAACAATTAAGAAAATGTTTCCAGAATTGACTACAAAAGATTATTTTGAAATTGGCAAAATGTGTATGGACGAATCTATGCCAAGAAATTCAGAGAGTCAGATGTTGTCTCAAACAGTAAAATGGATGAGAGATAATACTCCAGATATAAAATTTCTGTATACTTGGGCAGATGGTATTGTAGGCAAGCCTGGCTATGTCTATCAATCTGCTAATTTTTTACATGGGGGATTTATATGGAGCGATGTATATGTCACTGATAAGGGCGAAAAAGTTCATTTCAGAACTATACAAAGAAAAATGAAAAAGGAAATGGGCCGTGATGATTTGAAGTATGGGCCAAGGCCAAATGATGAAAAAATGGGCGAGTTGGGTTTTTCTAGAGTATGGGGAAAACAATTTAGGTATATCTATCCAATAACCAAAAAAGATAGAAAGTATATGAATAGAAATTCCACTTGTGAATGGGATATGAATTATCCCAAAGATGCCGATCTAGAATGGAAGATCAAACGCCCAGGCGAAACTAGTTATACTATTAGTTCTGAAATGCCTTTTATACATAGTAAGGATGTGGAACACAATAAAAACAATATCGCAAGATATAAAGCAGAAAATAGTTTAGATAATTATTTATAGGAGATGATAATGGATATTGAAGATACCTTTGAAGCAGATTTCGAGTTTTCTTATGTAGAAGGAGAAAATGGTAGAGAAGGAATGCGAGTGAGCATGTCAGTTGATGCTTCTGATATGATCATCGGCGATGTTTTAGAACGAGTTGAACAATTTTTAATTAGTTCTGGTTATGATTTTATTAAGAGAGGAACATTACGATTAGATAATCATAACGGTAAGACATTTTCAAGCGAAGATGTTGGTTGGTTTTCTGGAGAAACAAACTTATTTCCAGAAGATGTTGATGGTGTAACATCTCTAAAAAAAGTTAGCCAAGAACAAAACGTTTTAAAGAGTGTTTTAGAAGAACTAAAACGGAAAGATAATATTGATATTGCAGAAAGAATGTCTGGTATAGATAGAACTGCAAAGGTAGTTGATCTTGGAAAATATCAAGAAAAGAAAGACGAAGAAGATATCCTATTTGCTATATCTACAGAATACGAACATATAAGCCCCGGCGGGGAAACTCCAAATTGGAATGATTATGATGTTAGTGTTACTATTGAAGATATAAGTATGGATTTTGCAAAACATGAATTAGAAGTTGATGAAGATGATAATATTATAGAAACAGAAAAGGATTAGATATGGCATTTAAATTATCAAATAGATCAAAGGTTAAATTAGAAGGTGTCCATCCAGATATGGTCGCAGTCGTAGAACGTGCTATCGAATTGACTTCGGTTGATTTCGGAGTCACATATGGTGTTCGGACGGTCGAAGAGCAAGAAAAATTAGTAGCATCTGGACGTTCTCAAACTATGAAGTCAAAACACCTTATTCAAGATAGTGGATATTCACATGCAGTTGATGTCGTAGCTTACGATGGATCAGACGTTGTGTGGGAAATTAATGTATACGATAACATCTGCGATGCATTCAAGCAGGCAGCAGAAGAAAAGGGTGTTGCAGTCAAGTGGGGAGCAGCATGGTCAGAAGGTGATATCCGTTCTTATGAGGGTACAGCAGAAGATGCAATGAATGCATATATTGATTTGCGCCGTTCTCAAAATCGCAGACCATTTATTGATGGCCCACACTTCGAATTGATAGTGTGATAAAAATACCATGTGTATTAAAAAGTTGAAAAACTATTGACGCACATGGAAAACTATGTTATAAGTATACTTGTAATTGTTGATACGATTCAACATACATACTGGACTTGGGGGCAGTACCCAACGCCTCCACCATAAATGCACTGCGTCCTGCTGCAACAGGAAGTTTTGCAGAACATAGATGGCCCGAATGGGTAGTCGAAGTTAGTGCATTTATGATGGGGGCGAACTAGGATCGACAGGTGTGTAGAGATGAGAGTAGATTACCGTGTTGGCCTACGTTATTCAGCCACAAACTACAAATGCAAACGATAATTTTGCACCATCTGAGTTTGCTCTAGCAGCATAACCACAGGGGGTTGGTCACTCACCTAGCAACAGAAGTAGTGACATTTTAATTTATAAGAATTTTAACAAAGGAAATACAGAAATGAAAACTCTTATTACAGCAAGTGTTGTTGCACTTGGTTTGGCAAGTTCGGCCGCAGCGATTGAATTAGGAAATGGTCTATCATTAGACAGTGAATTTAAAGCAGAAAGAAACATGGAAACAGAAACAAATGCTTTGACATTTGAAACTGATTTGACATGGGATTTTGGTATTGCTAACGTAGAAGTTGGCCCAAATATTATGGATCTAGAAGATATTGAATTTACAGGTATGGAATATCAAGTAACACTACCAGTAACTTCAGTAACTGGCTTGGAAGTATATACAAAAACCACTACAGACGATGAGTGGGGAATGGGTGATATTAGCATTGGTGCATCATTCAGCTTCTAAATAGTTGTAGGGTTGCTCCTTAATCAGCACGCTTCCCCCCATGGTTAGGGGGAATTTACACAAACACACAGGAGAAAAATATGATTAATGATTGGACAACAAACTACTGGATTGACCATATCCAGACTACAAAGAAAACAATGGTTGACACTTTAGTAAAAGACGAAACTTTGTCTGCGCCACTAAAGGCCTTTATTGAAGCCCAAACAACATTCACAAAAATTGCAGTAAAATCTATGAGTGATTTTGCAAATGCAACTGGTGATGCGTTTGTGAAGGGAATGAAATAATGTCTAATAAGAACCCATTTGAAATAAGAGCAGATATGCTTAAACTTGCTAAAGACTATATGGATAGTCAATATCATATGAATGTTCAGTTGATGAACGATATGTACGAGCAGGGTAATAAAACTTATGAAGAAGTCCAAGATGCATATAAAATGTACTCTATGGAAGAACTTATGGTTAAGGCTAAAGAATTGTATTCTTTTGTTTCTAATAAAGATTAAAACTAGCGTGAAACACGGATGTTAGGTATTAATGTTTCATATATATTAGTATCGTTATGTATTTCTATATTGAGTAATCAAAAACGGAAAAGTATATTTGAATATAAATTTATGCCTAACATCTATAATATTGAAATGAGGTTATAATGCCACTATACACATTTAGATGTACAAATTGCAATCACGAATATGAACATTCGTGTAAAATTTCTGAAAGAGATGAGGTCCTACAAGGTTCTTGTCCACAATGCTCTCAACCCAAAAAATTAAAACAGATTATCACCAAAGCTCCTATGGTTGCTGATCCTGTCGCCATGGGCGTCACGAAAGTTCCCCTAGAGTTCAAAGAAAAGGTTTTGGATAAAGCCTTCGATAAATCTATGGGTAAAACATATAATGAAACTAAGTTTACAAGAGAGGTCGGTTCGTAAATAGGTATAAGTTCACATGTCTTTTCCCCTAACAGAGTAAGGAGTCTGGCGTGAGCAAAAGATCCAAAAAAAGTAAAATTAATAGAAATAAAAGATTCATCGGTTTAGATAACAGGAGTTCAGATTTAAAAAGAATTTATCCGGCAACACCATCTCAACAAGAAGTATTTAACGCTTTTGAAGATGGCCACCACCTATTTCTACATGGAGTAGCAGGAACAGGAAAAACATTCGTTTCGCTGTATCTTGCGCTGAGAGAATTAATGTCTTCCAGATCTATGTACAGAGAAATACAAATTATAAGAAGTGTAGTTCCTACTAGAGATATGGGATTTTTGCCTGGCACCGAAAAACAAAAAATAGAATCATATGAAGCACCATATAAGACAATAGTTAATGAATTATTAGAATGTGGCACTGCATATGAAAGTCTAAGAAAGAATAACTTAATTAACTTTACTTCAACATCTTTTATACGAGGACAAACTTTTTACGATAGTATAATCATAGTAGATGAATGTCAAAATATGAATTTTCACGAATTGGATTCAGTGATAACCAGAATGGGAGAAAACTGTTTAATATTATTCTGTGGAGATTTCAGACAGTCTGATTTCAGATGGAAAGACGAAAAAGACGGCGTTTTAGATTTTATGAAAATTATTAAAAATATGCCACAATTCGCATTCATTGAATTTGGCCAAGATGATATTGTCAGAAGTGCTTTGGTTAAAGACTATATAATCAACAAGTTGGAATTAGGAATAGCTTAATGGAAACAAATGTCGTAATAGATGCAACAGAATTATTTGGTGCAAAGAAAGAAAGTGGTCATATTGATCTTGATTCTATCAATGATTATTTGGCCAATGGTTCTGAGACTGAACAAATCTGTCATCATGTTATGATTGATGTTATTGACAAACTTACAAATGATTATGAGTTTCCTTTATCTACAGATGAGGGTCTACATGAGGAAATGGCCTTCATGAATATGGTTTTGGAAGCAATTGTGGATAGACAATTAGGAATTGACAATCCATTTTCAGAAGATATGTTTCAATACATAAAACTTCTGAAAATGGGTTTCAAGGAAGAAGAATGATATGAGTTTCTCGGCGCACTTGGAATATATTTTTCATATTACTTGCGCCCGATGTAAGTGCTACTTCACTTATGCAGTAATGAGAAGTAATTTTAAAATTGATAGGGGTAATTGGTATTGCCCGAAATGTGGACAGAAAGGAAGAGTTGAGCTGGAGGATGAGGTTTAACTTAAAATAGGAATTAAAAATGTTTAATCATGTAGATGTTGAATTGCCAACCCACACTTTAAAAAGGGTTACAGAAAATGGCAAAAGATTTTATGAAACACCAGATGGAAATAAGTATCCATCTATCACAACTGTTCTCTCACATTTTTCCGCAAAGGGTATTGCAGAGTGGAGAAGAAGAGTTGGTGCGGAAGTTGCAAACAAAATAACAACACAAGCAGCAAGAAGTGGAACTAGTGTCCATCAAATGGCTGAAGACCACCTAAATAATCTAGAATGGAAAACAGAAAAGACTATGCCATTTGACATAGAGACTTTTTTGAAGATAAAACCTGTTCTTGATAATCGTGTTGATAATATCTATGCACAAGAGAAACCTATGTACTCTGACCATCTTGGTTTAGCAGGCACTGTAGACTGTGTAGCAGATTTTGATGGTAAGTTGTCCGTAATTGACTTTAAGACTTCTAGGCAACCTATGGTCGGTGATAAATATGGTAAGTTAGAAAAATATTTCCGTCAAGCTGCAGGATATGCAGTTATGTTTGAAGAGAGATATAAAATGCCTATAAATAGTCTTGTAATTATTGCGGCAATCGCAGATAAGGATGAACCAGAAGTGTTTATTTCAAAGCGTGATGCACACATCGGCGACCTGATAAATATGGTAGAAGAATATAAGAATCAATTTTAGGAAAAGAAATGTCTAGAACTATAAGATTAGTGAGCGATAGAATTCGCTTGGGTATTAAAGACCACTTAGGATTGGAATATATTCCATTTTATGGTACTTCTGAACGAACCTATGGAGTTGGACAGTTATATGTATTTGGTGTGCAGAGGAAATCTGCAGAAAAAAGTAATAAGTATTGGATGTCTGAGAGAACTGGCCAAATGAGCACTGGAGATACAATAATCTCAAAAAGGTTTTCTATCGACCCCGGCACAACAATGAAAATAAAAATAGATTGTAACTATACACCAGCAGATTACTTAGACCTTAGAATAGACTTTGACGATGATAGTATAGCAGATATAAATGTCTCTAATCCAAAGGGTATCATAAAGTACACAAATGAAAGCGCGGAGCCACAGACTTTTGTTGCGATCATCTCGGCAACTAGAGCAAACAATATATCTGTAACTGCCTCTGGTTGGATAGATAGAAAAGCTCCATTATGGGGTCATAATGTGGAATATTCATCTTCAAGTCCGTTTCCAAATTATCCTTCGAATAAAATATTGATTGCAGAATGGGAACTTGCCAAGTTTGAAAATGTTACTTGTAATTTTGTTTTTGGACAACAACGCGGCGAAACACAAGCAAATTCAAAAATTCATATTCGTTCAAATGATAGTAAATTCATAGTGTTTCCGTATAGATGGAATCGGAATGGATTTAGTAAAGCAGATATGTTAGTACATTTTGATATGTATAGTCCAGACGGAACTGCATCTGGATTTTTATGTAAAGAAGCAGATTTAAATGAAACATTAAATTCTTAATGTTTTGTACTAGAAACTAACTTAACGAAAGGAGGTAATATGATTACTAAGTTAAAAGATTGGGTTATGGCTCGGAAGAGTGAAAGAACATCTTGGGATGGCGCATTATTAATTGCCATGGGAGTAGTCGTGCTGATGGGAAATCCATTTGTCGAACTAGCAGCGTGGGCCGCTATTGCTTGGGGTGCATGGACACTCTGGAAATCCGAATAAACTCTTGACAAAACTTGCGTTATAGCGTATAATCTAATAATATGCGCTATAACGTAAAAGGAGATAGTATGTTAAAGTTAAAAAGTTCAAAAGAGTTTTGTGATGAAATAGAAAAGACTGTAAGCGAAATGAAAATGTCTTACATCGAAACAATCACGCACTATTGCGAGATCAATAAACTAGAAGTAGAAAATGTAACTCCATTGTTGAGTTCATTTATCAAAGAAAAAATCAAATTTGAAGCAGAGGGATTAAACTTAGTACGCAAGTCTACAGAACGTTTGCCCCTATGAGATACATGTCTAGTAGAAAAATAGATGACTTTGAAGCCTTTAAGATTTACTTGGCAATGAAACACCATTTTGCCGATAAACTTGATTATAAAAAGTATGGAACTACAAACACCAAAAAAGAAACCTATCTTAATAGAAAAGATAAGAAAACTTTTGAAGAATTATCTAGAAGATATGATAAAAAATCTTTAGAAGAGTTTCTTCTTTCTGTCTTTGTAAATGTGACAGATAAAGGAAACTTAGCAATACATCGTAATGAATATATGCATTCTAAGTATCTTCTAGATTCTGAGTCAAGTGAAATCCATAAGGCGTGGAAAAAACGTATACATAGCATAAGGTATACTTTTAAGTCTGACTGTGAGGTTTTGTTCGCCAAGGCTTCATCTGGTGATATAGAATTTCCAAACATTTTTAAATCAGTTGGAAACAATTATCCTTTCATTGTCCAGTTGGAACAGAAAGGTGAGATATGCTTGGAAACCTTAGTAATCTTTGAGAAGATTTTTGGTTTCTTAAAACGAGTTAAAATAAACGATACTACCTATTGGCCTGAGTATCGTAAGAAGGTAGAAAAGTACATGTCCTTTTTGGATGTGGAACTTGATTATTATGTTGGGGTCGTAAAGACTCTTTTGATTGAGGATTATTATGAAAATTATGGTAAATATATTTAATTTACTTATTGACATACAACGCATAAAATGTTATATTAGAAACAATACAAAAACGCATACAACGTATATTAGGAGAAAAAAATATGTCTTTTGCATCGCTTAAAAAGAATCGTAACAATTTCAGTAAACTTGCTGAAGAGTTAGAAAAAACATCACAACCACAATCAAATTCATCATCACAAGATGATCGCTTTTGGAAACCGACTATTGATAAGACTGGTAACAGTTATGCAGTAATTCGTTTTCTTCCACCAACTGATGGTGAGGATTTGCCATGGGTTCGTATCTTTAATCATGGATTTAAAGGCCCTGGCGGATGGTTGATTGATAACTGTCTTACTACTATTGGTAAACCATGTCCTGTCTGCGAAAGTAATACAGAACTATGGGGAACTGGTTCGCAAGAGAATCAAAACCTTGCTCGGGATCGTAAACGTAGATTGAAATATATTTCAAATATCTATGTCGTGAAAGATCCCGCAAATCCAGATAATGATGGAAAAGTATTCCTCTATTCATTTGGTAAAAAAATCTTTGACAAGCTGAACGATATCATGCGTCCACAGTTCGAAGATGAAGATCCAATCAACCCATTTGATTTCTGGGAAGGTGCAAACTTCAAACTGAAGTATCGTACTGTTGATGGATATGGTAACTATGACAAATCAGAGTTCGATAGAACTAGTGCTTTGTCACAAGACGATGCTGAATTGGAAACAATTTATAATCAACAACACTCTCTTGAAGAGTTTGTAAGTCCAAATAACTTTAAATCTTATGAACAGATTAAAGAACGTTTGGATCGTGTTCTTGGAGTAACTGCTCCATCAACAAATGCAGACTATGATATGGATGAGTCAACACCGACTCAAACATTCAGTAAACCTTCTTTTAAAGAGAAGGTGGCACCTAGTTATGCTGAGAGTTCTCCAGAACCACAGAGTTCATCTTCAGATGATGAAGACGATTCGATTGGTTACTTTGAACGTCTTGCTGAAGAGATGTGATAAATAAGAAGGGTATACTAGGTGAATATCCC